GGACCAATAGCACGCATACCACTGACAGAACCGCGTACACACTCAGGTGAGAAGATGGCAGTAGACTCAACATCTTGCTGCTGATAAACCATTGCCCAAGTCTTTGGGTCAATCAATCCGCGACGGCGGCGAAGATGCGGTCCATTCCAGCGCGGGTAAAGTCCATCGTTATCTGCTGGGGTAGTATCAGTATCCCAAGGACGATCTGATTTAGGCCAGAGGGTAATCCAGTCTTTTGGATCATCTTTAAATTCTAGGACTGCTGGCATAGCCAAATATGTCCAAGGGCTGACGTTATCTGGGTAACGCTCAGGGTTGCGCATCTCGCGGTAAAGATCCATTGGATCTACACGAGTACCGACAACGAGAATCTTTCCAGTAGGACCGACACGAGTCAGTACTTCCTGTTGGATCCAGCGGATCTGCTTTTCATACTCACCAGCGTTGGCAAGGGTGACGCAGTCATCCAAAATAATAAGATCGGCACGTGCGCCGTAAATCTGTCCACCAATACCAAGGGCTTGAACGGTAGGATCCTTTTCACCTGATTCACGTTCTAGGTAGATCGTGTCGGCTGTCCACTTCTCAGCGGTAGCCTTAAAGCCTTCTACTGGCGCGTAGCGCCTTTGAAGTTCTGCCCATTGGGGTGATGTGAGTCTTTGCTTAATGGCGTAAAGAAATTCTTTAGCCATTGCCTGAGTCTTTGAAACCAACTTGATACGAACGTTGGGATTGGTGACAATTCGATAGGTTACATAGTCAATGGAGACTGTCATGCTTTTGGCGTGTTCGGGCGGCATATTGACCAGGACGTAATTAGGAAATCCCTTTTCGTAGGTCATATTGCCGTGGAGCCAAGCAGGCTCCCCTTCTTCTAGCAACGAGGTAATGTTGCGTTGATGGGGGAAGGTCTTGCTCATCATATACTTCTCGCGAAAGTCTTCAAACGAGATTTCGGCGTCTTCAGTACTTACGACGCCTTTTCTTTTTTGGATGATCCTAGAAAGGTCAATCGCTTCTTTAAACTGAGGATCGGACGTTCTGTAATACTCGTATGACTTGACGCTCTTGCCGACTGCGCGGCAAGCGTCTTCCACCGTCACTCCATCGGCAATCAGCGCGATGAGACGCTTCTTTGCCTCTGGAGCGGATAAGGTAGCCTCTGGGGCTAACTTATACGCATTAGACTTTGGTTTAGCCATAAACCTATTTCTCCTACCGCGAAGCGTTGCCTATGGGCAACACTTGGGTTATCTTTAGGGGGCGCCTGCAGCGCCTAACCCTATGGGTTAAAGGCAGCCCGTAAAGGCTGCCATTGGGTAGTTAGTAGTTCGTCTCAGCGGCAACCTCGCTGTGAGGCTCGGTGTGCCTAGAGCCGAACGTAACCTGTGTAGATTATTTATATCCCTATATATACTAAGGCGGGATAAAGTCGGTTTATCCCTACTTGGGGTGTGTGATGTTCGTCACACTGTCTAAAGTCAGTATTTTACGCTTACTTTGTAAAAAAGATTTTTGTCACACTGCCCGTTTTGGGTGCCTATATTTAGAAAAAATACTTTGGTGGATAGTAATAGTGATATACCCCCGCAGTTAAAAACCCTCGGGTTGAACGTGTGGCGAAACCGGTTTGGAATTGTAGATTTAACGCCAGCGCAACCGCACGACATAAGACGGCAAGAATTGGCGGGCGATTAACGGGGCTTTGATTGTCTTCTATAGGGCTTTAAGTGGCATAATCGGGCGAACTTAGGGCATTGCGGGGTGTTGTGACGTGAATGCGGGGGGACTATGGATACACCTTGTTCCTCCCCTCAATCCTCAATTAAGGGCGGACAACCCTCCTCAAACCTCAATCCCTAACCCTCAAACCGCTTCACAAGTGGTTCAACCCTTGCCCCTTTGGCTCTCAAATCGTTATCAAATCGTTATAAAAAAAACCTCAAAACCCCTTGACAAGCGTGGTTCAAGCGTGGTTTTATTCTCTTACTAGCCCGCGAAACCACTCAAAGGCAGAACGGAGAACAAGAAATGAACGTTTGTTTTAAGTGTGAAAACAAAGAGGCTTCAATCACAATCAATTCTCGTATCTATCAAATCTCACTTTCTCTTTGTGAGGATTGCTATAACGAGAACGAGAAAGTGCCTACAATTAACGAAATCCCTACGATTTCGGAATACTTCCAAAACTAGTAAAAAAGCCTTGACCCGTCGGGGGTAGTTGCGGTTCAATTCCACACAAGGCACGAGGCGGAGGAACTACCCACCGCTCAAAAATGGAAGGAAATACAAAATGACAAAAAAAGACTACGAACTAATAGCAGAAACTCTCAAATCCTCCTATGAGGACAACATAAACAAATCAAGCGCAAGTGTAGGGGCGATTAGTCTACTAATCCAAAACTTTGCCCTAAACCTAGAAACCACCAATCCTCGCTTCAATCGCGAGATGTTTCTCAAGGCTTGCGGGGTGAACTAATGTTCAACCTTAAGGAAATAAACACGCTTCTCTCATTGGTGATACGTGAGATTCAAAGCACTGAAGCCACCGGCGAGAGAGTCATCTATCTGGAAACACTTGAAACCATCAGCGAGAAATTGAAGGGACTAACAGCATGAGACTCACTAGGCGCGGAAAGGGTGCGCTAGCGCTTACGCTATTGGCAGCACTTGTCGGCTTGTTCTACCTTGTAGACCATATCAACTATATGGGCGCGGGGAAATGGTGCTTTCATAGCCTCATTGTGTGCGAATTTGGGGGCAAATAATGAGGCTGACCAAGAAAGAGAGTGAAATCCTAGAAATGGGAATAGCCTACGCTGTAGACAATTTCAACTACGACGGCGAGTATTCTAGTGCAGACCTATTTCAAGAGATAATTCAAAAACTACAAAAGAGCAAATAAAGATTAGACTCTTTCTATCCTGCTTATGATTGCGAAGCGATTGTGAGCGGGGTAGTGAGTGGCTAACAATAGCAACTCAAAAAAACCTCTTGGAAGGGGCGAACAAATGAACGGCAAAGCAATCAAAACCGCTTTGAGCGGTATCACGCAAGAAAGCATGACAAACGGCACAATGGGCGACTTATGGGATAAGTTTCCCGATTACGTCGCGGGAAGTGATTGGGTCGGTGAGATTTTAGACATGGCTCAAAAGGCTAGTGATTGGATTAGTGATGAAGACGATTACACCGACACCGCCACCGATATTTCAATTCACCTTGCAGACAGCGAGGTAGAAGACTATTACAGCAACATCAACAAGCGCGTGCAGGAACTAGCCTTATGGGCTAGACCCGAACTAGACAGCGAAGTAGAAGAGTGGGCGGGGGGTAGTGAAGGTTTTCAAAGCCTCACAGACTTAAACTCTCAATACCTGTTTTCTGCTATGTACCGCCTTGCATATTCAATTTTGGAATACGCAAGCGAGAAGGCGGAAGAACTAGAGGAGGCTAACGCATAATGAGCGATTACAAGGACTACAGGGTAAGCGTTACCTATGACGGGGGAATAAGTATCTCCGCCATAGATGAGGCAGAAGCGGAGCAAATCGCCCGTGACATAATGCTAGAAGAAACTAATCCAGACATGGCTAAATATTTAACCTACACAGTAGAGAGGATAACAGTATGAGCGACGTTAGAAATTGCCTAGAGTGTGGCTACAAATTGGATGACGGCTATGCGCTAGAGGAAACGCTCTGCGGAGCGTGCTACAACATAGAAAACGACATAGACCAAGAGGAGGCGACACTATGAACGAGGAAATGTTTATTTGTAACTGCTATTCATCTTGCGGATGTCAAAACGTAGTAGAAGATGAGGGAGAAGATTGCGACAATTGCTTTGGCAACTGTACCCCGCCACCACTTAACGCTGACACGGAAGGGATAAATTATGAACCAAAACACCTTAGCAACTTGTAAAGATTGCCTAGACGACTACGACACCGCCGAAATGGTATGGCTCAAAGGGTGGACGTGCCAAACGTGTTACCGCCTTATTACAACCAGATTGTGCGGGGATTGTCTTCAACCCGTAGGAAGTGGGTGTAATTGTGCCTCAAAATAACCGCCTAGAGTATTGGAAAGAGAAAGCACGCCAAGCAGAGGCAGACTTTTACGCCGTAACGGATGACCATAACAAAGCAGATGAACAAGTGATACATCTCGCCGACATGATACGGGCAAACAGGGAGATTGACCGAATTACTCACGGGGTGGACTTTCCCTCATGGCTTTGAGGGGCGACTCCTGCTATCAGCACGATCTGCACGCGGGTGAGTGGGTTACCACTTGCCCGTGTTGTCGTGATGTTATCTATACGCCGACACTTAAAGAGGCGCTGAGGCAATTCCTCAAACACACCCGCACGCAGTGCCTTAACGGGTACTAACTACGCCCGCGCAAACGCTATTGGCAGCGTGTCGGCTATTGACTTTCAACCAAATTTAATAAATACTCCTATTACCGCCCGCGTAATCGCACGGGCAACTCTGAAAGGTATACCATGACTCAAACAGTTACCGAGCGACTAGGGCAAGGCGCCGTAGACGCTCTACACCAAGCAATTCAAATAGCATGGCAGGCGGGCTATGATCAAGCCGTCTCAGACATGAATACAGATAAAGATCTAGGCGGCGGACGTACGTTACGTCTTGCCGTTGTCTCAAATATTGAGATGGATGATAGAGAATGAATACTATACATTTAGCCCTAGTTGTCTTATCCATGTGTGTCGTCGGTGGGCTAATGGCCTTTTCGCTTGTCTATATGCTAGAAAAGAAAGAAGATAATGAGTATTAAGCCAGGAGATAAGCCCTTATGCGCCGAGTATGATCCTGAATTGTGGTTCCCTGATGCCACTTCCCTGCGCACACACAGTGATAATGATAGGCAAGAATTTGTAGACAAAGCGATATTTGCCATCCGTACATGCCAGCGTTGCCCACTATTTGCCAACGATAAGTGTATAGAATACGCTATGGATGACGCTGCAACCATAGATCATGGCATTTATGCCGCATCTCTACCCTTTGAAAGGCGCAAGGCAGTTGGACTAAGACCAGAAGATTCTAACAAGTGGGAATTTATTGTAAGGCAAGCCGCGGACGATGAGGGAATTATTCCCACCTATATCGTCAAGAGAGAAAGGCCAAACCAATTACACGTCACATATTTCTCAAGGACAAAAAATACATTCACAGACGACGAACAGTCGGGGCTGGCTTCCTAATACTAGTCGGCGTACTTGCGGGCTTCTTCTGCCCTTGTGAGGCTGTTCATGACCATCTGGAGACGCCTAAGCACTACGCCAGAGCCTTGTATAACCAGCAAGGCGCCACGCGTGAGCAGTGGGTATGTCTGGATAAACTCTGGACGGCTGAAAGCCACTGGAATTACAAGGCACGCAATACAAACGGCGGTGCGCTGGGCATAGCACAGGCTTGGCCAGCAGAAAAGTATCAAGTAATGGGTACTGATTACAAGACTAATTGGCAGACACAGATCCGATGGGGCTTGCTTTATATCAAACTCCACTGGCATAATGATGCCTGCGCGGCTCTAAGAAATGAAAGCCGTCATGGATATTACTAAAATAATAGCCAAGATTGAAAGCAATAAGACGACACTGCCGCTTGAACATAAGGATGCAATGTGGATGGATGGCTTCAATCATGGTCTAGACTGGGCTATACGTATCTTGGAAGGAGATAAAAGCGCGTCATGACACACGATGAATTGTTGGCAAAATTAAACTCTGCTTCAAACGCCGATACTTGCTGGAAAATAGCGATTATTCGTGCAGTAGTGGAATTGCATAAACCTGATTTAATTGGAAGTTGTAATGCTTGCGAACAATGGACAAATGAAGGTCCTTATCAAATTGCCTATCCCTGCCCAACTATTCAGGCTATTGAGAAGGGATTGAAATGATTACATACCCACATATCAAGCAAGCACCAAAGGTCCTGATACATATCCTGGCAAAAGATAAAGAAAAGATCTTGCCTGAATGGCTTAAACAGAACCTAGACAATATAGATTACCCACGCGACAGGATCTATCTATACTTTAGAACCAATAACAATAACGATGCAACTGCGAATGTTATCCACAGTTGGATAGATGATCAGCAAGTGCGTCGTGAAAGCCCATTTACCTATGAAAGCGACAGATCATTGTATGAGTGGGCTTCAATTGAAGTAGATGACTCCGACATAGCCACGCCTGTACAAAACTTTGGCGTACATGAATGGAATCCAACTCGGTTTAAAGCGCTGGGAGCGCTTCGCCAGGAAGGCATAGATAAGGCACGCTTCTGGGAGACAGACTTTTACTACACCTGCGACGTGGACAACTTTG